GGAAAGGAGCAGACCATGAACCATGCGCCAGAGAAAACGCAGGGTGTGTTGGAAGCGTTGAGCTTGGTGACGCCACTGTTGAGCCTGTTTCGAGATCAGCCGGAACTGTTAACTGGCCTGCTGCGATCGTTGGAAACAGAAGTGTATCGTCTAGTCGACGACCTGTGCGACGACAACAGTGAGAACGCTGCAGCTGCTGCCGACACGCTGACAGCCGTGATTGGAATCCGTCCGGTCGAATGGTATGCGACCACGCCGCTAGGCCGCCGCATTGTGGTTGTGCGACCCGGCATACTTCCCGAGTCTGTGACACACGACGCAGCGGCACAGCTAGTTGGTGTGTCTCGCCAAAGAATCGGACAGCTGGTAGGGGACGGACGAATCAGCCTACACGACGACGGACATGCAGACACTGCGAGTGTCCTACAGTTCGCACAACAACGTGCAGCGACTATAATGCGGGAGTGACGGCTACTTACCGGCGAGCACTCGAGAACTGCAGCCGAGCCGACAACCAAGGAACCAGGACAAGGAACACTAATTGGAGTGTTCCTTGCCCTATAATCGGCGTATGGAATCCATATCGAACCTGCCTATCCCGGCGTCACCCATGGACATTCGGGGAGCATACCGGGCAACACGAGCGAGAGTATGGTGGGACAACGGAGAACTGTTCGTGGCTACTCGCCTATCTCGAGGTCGCATAAACCTAGTGCGGCTACCAATGGTATCCGCTCCCGTCCGACAGCCAGGACCTCGAGGCGCCTGGATCGGCACCAGCAACGACCAGATTCTTACGATCCAACATTCGGCGTCTTCTTGCGGGTACACGTTAGGTGGGTCGACCGAAACGATTGTGCGGCAGGCCAATGAGTCCTGACCCGACCCCTCTGATAGCAGCTGTAACATCACCTGACTTGTCGCCGTATGATCCGGCACTGGTCAAAAGCGAACATTGGCAAGCGAGAGCCTGGGATGTGTGGCGAGTGCTCGGAGAAGTACGATATCCGACTGCCACGATCGCCAGAATGATTGGCCGTCTCGACTGGACAATTACCGTCGACGGTGAGATTGTAGACCCGGACAGCCCGGCGCATACGTCACTATTAGAAGCAGCGGCCACAGAATACGGGTTGGCCGAATCGGTGCGGCTGATCGCACTGCAACTGCAAGTCGCTGGTGACTGCTGGTACTTGTACGACGGGCAGCAGTGGAAGATTGTGGCTACCACGTCCCCGACGCTGCGACAGATCACAGAAGAATATGCGAAGACTGAGAAGCCAACAATTCGTGCTCACCAATGCGACCCGGAAAACCCGGAGCGGGCCGATTCGGCGGTGCGGGCAGCGTTAGACCCGGCCGAAGACCTGATCCTGTTAGCGTCGCTATCTCGAGCACAGTCAAGATCTCGACTGTCACAAGCCGGAATACTGATCGTGCCGGACGGCGTATTAAACAACGACGTGTTCTACCGCGAGATGCAGGACATGATGGCAGCAGCGATTATCGACGAACGATCCCCTAGTGCGGTCGTACCACTGCAACTGAAATACCCGAAAGAACACATCCAAGACATTCGACACCTGGTGTTAGAACGCCCATATGACGACCAGTTAGAACAGAAGATTCGGACCGCTCAACATAGGATTGCGTTAGCGTTAGACGTGCCGACAGAACTGTTAGAAGGATCCGCCGCATTGAACCATTGGACGGCGTGGCTGATCGACGAACAAAACTGGACGATGCATGCTGCGCCGCTCGCAGAGTTGATCGGAGAAGTCTTAGCAAGAGCAGTCGAACAAGTGTTCGGATACGAGTCTGGGAAAGTGAGGATCGAACCTGATCCGACAGTGCTGCTTGCCAGACGGTCGTCTGTGGAAGACGCTTTGAGAGCTGCAGCGATCGGGGCTGTCAGTCTGAAGTATGTGCGTCGGACGATTGGTGCCACAGAAGACGACGCCCCAACTGTCGACGACCTAGAAACCGTGCGCACACTCCGAGACCGGCGAGACGAGACGACACCGCCACAAACCAGTCGTGGTTTGCCGTCTCTCAGCGCATCCGCAGTCAGCGCATCCGCAGTCAGCGGACCCGACCAGTTAGACGATGCGACTATGTGGGCTGAGCACACTGTGTTGGGACGGTTCGGCGCTCGCATCCGATCGCTGGCCGCCTCAGAACCAGACGTTGCAGCCCGGATCGACGGAGTCCCGAATCACCTAGTAGCAGCGACCCTAGGGAAAACCACGGTTGAAGCAGTCGTAGGAGACGTTAGTGCTGCCACGTTAGACGCCCACAAACCATATTGGGACTGGTGCAACACACAAGGGATGCGGCCACGAACGTTTCAGCTGTTACCGTCCGGCAGTCCAGAAGGCATAGTGGATTTAGATGTGCTGTCAGTACAGTTAGCGGAGTTAGACCGGAACCTGTTGGAAACCGCAGTTGAGCGTCTCCGCAAACTGAAGCCTGCAGGAGTGAACCGGTATGTTGACTGGTTCACTAAGACTGCACTGAAAACCAAGAACGAAGCGTTCCGGCTAGTAGGAGCAGACCCGGTTCACGAGTCAGATCCGCCGCTAGTGGCATCCGCCGAATGGTTACGGTTGCGGCTGACAGAACATTATGCGGACACCCTGACTGCCGACAAGGCGCCGCCAGTGTGGATGGTAAGGGACGCCATTGAACTAGCAGGACAGTAATGAGAGGCATCGGACTAGGACGAGGCACACTCGGCCAACTGGCCATGAGGGGCGTGTATGTGACCGGTTACCGGTGGGTGTATGCGCCACAGATTTCTCGGCATGTGCCGTTTCTGCCGCATCGGATGCTCGCAGGACAGTATGTGCCGGTCGACCAGTGGCCGCCACAATCCGAAGAGTGGCCCTACGATTTAGAACCGGGAGACCACTACGGGTGTCTCTGCTATGCGAGAGAAATTCTGAGAGGCCCCGACGGAAGATTTTTGAAAACCTCGACAACGATAGGAGAAGTGACGTGAGAACATGGACTGGGGTTGTTTGCGTCGAAGAAGAACTGTCTGGTGACGGCCGGTTGATCGCTGAAGGCGCCGCAGAGTGGGATGATGGTCCGTGGCCCCTCAAGTTCTCGCTGTCGACCACGTCGCACGATGAGGCAACAATTATTGGGACGATCCGCAGTCTGGTCCGGGACGGCCGCCGAATCCTGGCGGAAGGAGTGATCGACGACGATTCGAGCTCGGAGACAGTCAGGGAAGCAGCGTTGCGGGCTATTGAACTGATCGAAGCTGGCACTGTGGGCGTGTCAGTCGAATCTTCACACACTGAGATCAGCGAAGAGCGGTCCGACGATGAGACAGTAGTGTTCCGACGGTTGCGGATACGGGCAGCAGCACTCGTCGACATTCCAGCGTTAGAAGGCACGTGGGTTGGTATGGCGGCAGCGTTGCGACTATTAGCGGACAGTCGCCGATACGATCCGGAGTGGTTCACGAATCCGGCGTTTGGTGCCGACGGCAACGAAGACGTCCGGCTCGTGTGGCAGTCGGCAGAACGACCCGAAGAGTCGCCCGGCCAGTGGGGGTGTCCGCTGACTGTCGAAGACAACGGACGCATATTTGGGCATGCGGCGTTGCGACACCGATGCCACGGCTCATATTTAGATCAGTGTCTAGTGCCGCCAGCACAAGACGAAGCGTTAGACCGGTGGCTGATAGGTGAAGCGGTGGCGGGTGTGCGGACCGGACCGATTTGGGCTGGAGGGTCGCACGGTGTGACACCAGACGGGAGAGTTAAAGATCCCGAATGGTTAGCTAAAACGTCGGAGGCTGTTGCGGACGTGACTGCCGGATGGGATCAGCACGGATTGTGGGTTGCTGGAGCTGTCAGACCAGGGGTGACCGCCACAGGATTGGCAGCTTTGCGAGGGTCGGCACTGTCGGCCGAATGGCACAGTTACGGAGGCAAACTACGGTGTGTTGGAGTGCTCGCCGTGAACGGGCCAGGCTATCTTGTTAGGAGAGCTGTGGCAGCGTCCGGCGGAGTGTTAACCGCCGGTGCCGACTGTGCGGGATGTCAGATCAGTCCTGACGACCGGCTCAACCGGCTGGAACGAGCTGTTGCTCTTCTTTTAAGGCAGAGGACGCTAAAGTGATTTGTGACAGAAACATAGTTTCTGGCTGAGGCATAGCCCGACGATAAAACCTGTCATAGGAGACACGATGAAACGACTGTTACAATTGTTGGGAGCTATCGGATCGGATGCGCCTCCCGCAGACAAAGACCTAGATGAAGCGTTCAGCGAAGCGTTGCAAGCGTCAGAAGAGGAGCTTGCTGAACTGCGACTTCAACTGATCGACCTGTTGGATGCGGCGCTCGACGGCGACACTCCCGACATTGAGGCCGGGACGGCGTTGCGTGCGGCGATCGACCGGATCGATAAGACCGTCACGGAACGGCAGGTAGAGACCGACCGAATTCAGGCCGAAGCGAAGAAACTGTTGGACGGTTTGCGGCCCGCCGAAACCGGAGCAGACGCCGAAGAAGAAGAAGAGGGTGACGGTGAAGACGAAACCACGGCAGCGCCTGCCGAAGCTGTTGCGGTTGGTGCAGCGCTGAGGGCGTCGAGAGCGAAAGTGAATGCGAAGGCAGCGTCGGAACCGTACACGTCTGATATTCGGATTGCGACGATTGGGGCAGCGAAAGGCGTGAACCTGCGTCAGGACGCCAACCTTGACGATGTGGCTCGAGTGTTCGCTGACATGGCCACGAGAGTGAAGTCAGGCCGTGACTCTCTGGTACGGATCGAAAAGATCTATCCGGAAGACAGGGTACTGTCTGCGAATCCGTCGGAGTCTGACCGGCTGCTGTCTGACATGTTCTCGCCTCAAGCGTTGGCAGCGTCGGGGGGTGTGTGCGCACCCTTGGAAACTGACTTTACGCATCCGGTGATTGGCGAACGGTCGAGGCCGCTGCGGGACGCATTGCCTCAATTCGGGGCGTCGTCCGGTGGCATCCGTTACACGCCAGCTGTCACGTTGTCTGACATGGTTGGTGGTGTCGGTGTGTGGACGAACGCCATGGACCAGGATCCGCAAGGCACGAAGGACTGTTTGACGATTGAGTGTCCGTCGGAACTGTCCGCCACGATTGATGCGATCGTAGCCTGCTTGACGATCGGAAACTTCCAAGCGAAGTTTGCGCCGCAACTGTGGCGGAGCCGACTGGAAGCGGTGATGATCCTGCACGATCGGATCGCTGAGCAAGCACTGTTGGGCACCATTCAGACAGCAGCTGACGCTCTCACGTTCACGTCTGTCGCTGGTGACACCATCGGTTCTGTGTTGGGCGCTGTTGAGCGGGCCGCCGCAGGAATCCAGTCGAGGTTGCGGCTCACTGGGACTACGACCCCGATTTTGGCGGTGATGGACCAGTGGGTGCGGCGAGCAATCCGTGATCAGCTCCGGTTGCAGCGGCTCGGGTCTAACACTCCGGCCGACCAGTTCGGCATTACCGACCGGGCGATCGACGCAATGTTTGTGGCTCGTGGCGTGAAGCCCGTGTGGATGCCGGACGCTGACGTGTTGCCCGCCGAAACACCGCTCGGTGCGATGGCCGGGTTCCCGGTGGAGACGGAGATCACGATCTTTCCGCAGGCGTCGTGGCTGTACTTGGACGGAGGCACCCTAGATTTGGGGACCGAAGTTCGGGATTCCACGTTGAATGCGACGAACGACCGGCAAGCGTTTGTGGAGACGTTTGAGGGTGTGGCAGAACGTGGACCGGAAACGTATGTGATCACTGTTCCGATCAGCGACTTGTGCCTATGCCCTAGTGTCGTGAACGAAGGCTTGTAAAATGTTGGCTGATACTGTTCAACTGTCTGTTCGACCGTCAGTGAGAAAGAGCGGCCTATTGCAGGCCGCTCTGCCTCTCCCGGCGGGTGTGCACTGGCAGTCGGGTTTGTTGTTGCAGACGAACCAGTGCAACACGGCCGGGTTCACTGTGCCATGCGAAGAAGGGTTTGACAACGTTGGTCAAGCGGTGCCCGCATATTCGACGTGGAAGCCGCTGGAAACTAACCGGCAGGTGTCTTGCACGGCGTTGAACGGGAAAGGTGTTGAGCAGTTCGCTTCTGACCTGATGGATGCGACACTTGACTGGTCAGTGGGACAAGAACTGTTGACCGGGTATGTGACCGGGAACCCGAACCTGCAGGACTCATACAATGTTACCGGCAACATATTCGAGGGTTTGACACCGACACAAGCGGTCGGATGTCTCGAATCGTATGGTGCGACCGTCGGACAAGGCGCTCAACTGTGGTTGCATGTGTCAACCGGTTTGGTCGCATATTTGGCGGAAGCTAACCAGCTAGTAGCTGACTCGTCTGGTCAACTGTGGACCGTCGGAGGCTCGAAAGTGGTTACGTCCGCCGGGTACGATGCGTCGCATTACGGCAATAATCAGTTCGAAGCGATATATGTTACGGGTGACGTGTGGGCAGCTACCGGACCCGTAGAAGCGAGACATTCGGTTGAGCGTGGTATCAACCGGTCCGACGCTTGGGCCGACCAGACGTCGATTGCAGTGTTCGACCCGTGTTTGTTGGCCGGAGCGATGACCACAATCGAAAAGTGCACGTTTGTTCCCGAAGTTCCCTAAGGAGATGAAACCATGGAATTAATGCGTGGAATCGTGATGAGGATCACCGAGGTTGACTCCTGCGGATGTTTGCTCGACGCTGGCGGACGATGCATTGTCACGTCCGGTTTCGTGTCGGTGGCCGTCGAAGAGCAGATCGAATCCGGCGAAGAATTCTTGATCAAGAACGCCGACGGTGACCTGTGTTTCAACCAGAGGTCACCAGACATTCTGAAAGGCTACAATGTCAACATCGAATTATGCCAGGTTGATCCTGAGCTGATCGGACTGCTAACCGATGTGACGTTGGAAGAGGCCGACACCGATACTGTCGGATTCCGGCCGGAGCTCGGCAAGATCGACCGGCACTTCGCTTTGGAAGTGTGGACCAGAGTGGGTGGGACAGCATGCGCCGACGAAGGTGAACTGTTCGGTTACCTGCTGATCCCACACTTGACCGGCGGTGTGCTGAAAGGCATGACCGTCGAAAACGGTCCCGTCAGTTTCTCCGTCGAAGGAGCCTACACCGTAGCGACTGACTGTTGGGGTGTTGGACCATACCCCGTGATTGAAGTGTTGGGAGAGCCAGCACCGTTGGAAGACCCGTTAGAGACCACGCAGCCGTGGCTGTTGCGGACGACACCGGTTGAGCCGCCAGCTGTTGCGGCGATCACTGACTGTGTGTATCCGACTCCGCTCTAACGAGAAGGGCCAGTAACTGTGGACCAGTTCTGTGTGACAGGGTGGGAGCCAGACCCGATATGTGAGTGTCCGGTAGTGGTTGACGGCAACGTGACGTTGCAGGCGCAACTGTTGTTGTGGGCCGCTACCGGCCGCCAATATGGGCTGTGCACACGAACGGTCACTCCTTGTTGGGTGCCGTCCGGATGTTCAGCGTGGTGTGGTGTCGACTACACCAGAATCAGGTTGGATGCGCCTATCCATTCGATTGTGGAAGTCACGGTTGATGGGGCAGTGGTCGACCCGGCTACTTACCATGTGGCCGATTATTTGTGGTTGGTGTCCACAGGAGACCCGTGGCCTGTGGACTTGTCAGACACGCTGGTTGAGTATGTGCAAGGGTTTGCGCCGCCTGTTGGAGCTGGTGCCGTAGTCGCAGAATTGGCGTGTGAACTGGCGAAGGCCGTGTGTGACGACTCGTCGTGTCGGTTGCCTCGCCGGATAGTGGCTAAGACCCGGCAGGGTGTGACAATCACGTATGACGACATTACCGGGTCAGGGAAAACGGGGATATGGTCTGTGGACTCGTGGATTGTTGCGGCGTCTCCCGGACAGGCGCCGCCGAGAATGTGGTCTCCGGACGTGTGTGAACCGTCCGAAATAACGTGGGAGGCTGGTCCTTGACGCTTGTGATGCCAATGTTGGAAGATATCCTCGCTGATGCTCAACTGCTAGTCGTGGATGCGCCAGACCATGCGTATATTGTTCCCGGAGAGCTTGTCGCATGGGACGAAGAATGCGGCGGACAACTGTGGGTACAGATTATCGAAGGGGGCCCTTACAGTCGGTTTCCGGTAGTGGAAACCGACTTGCAAGGCGGATGTGTTAAACCTACGGCTATACGTTGCGGCATAGGAATATTGCGATGTCAGACAGGGTTGGACCGGTTAGACCGGCCGACACAGTATCCGACCGCCGACCAGCAGACAACGGACGCAGAAACGATGGTGTGTGATGCCGCAAAACTCAGGGAAGTGTTGTGCGAATATGATGTTGCGGTGGAGGGGTGGAGGCCGCTAGGTCCAGCAGGAGGAATGTTCGGGGGCCTGTGGACGTTTTGGGTGGCAGCCGAATTTGGTTGTCCCACAGAACCAGAGTAACGACAAAACGATAGGAGGACAGAATGGTAGAAGCAGAGATTGTGACGGTGACTCATGGGAACGGACCGGTAACGTCGATAGTGCGGCCGGGACAAGTGCGGATACTGCCTCGGACACCACGAGTGGATCGGCTGTTGAGGACCGGGCAGCTCGTGGAAGTATCGTCGACGACTCAGAAGACGGCGAAATCGAAGAAGACGGCGAAACCGAAAAAGACTGTTCCGCCAGTCGAAACAGTTGAAGTCGAAGACGGTGCGGTGGAAGCCGACAATGTGGCGGACGAAGAAAGCCTGGAATCCGATGCGGACAGTGTTTCGGTTGACGAAAACCCGTGATGTGTTGAATCGGAGAGCAGCGAGAGAGGGGAGTGTGTTGCGTGTCGGAGACGCTCAGCTCACGTTGCAGCCTGCCGTTATCGCTGGCATGAACGGTCCATCAGGACAAGTCGGTAGGGCGGTAAGGCAGGCAGCAGCATTAACAGTTGACCGGGCAAAGAGGAGAGTGAACTATTACGGGAGGGTTGATACGGGGTGGATGCGTGATTCCATTCGAGCCGACTATGTTGGGTCGAACCAGTATCATTCCAGGTTCGTGGTAGCGTCTCAAGCGTCGTACGCAGTGTATCAGCATGAAGGGACGGCTAGGATTAGTCCTGCACCGTTCCTGCGGGACGCCATCGAAGAGTTGCGGCCCGCCGACTTCGGGAGGAAACTATGAGCGAATTAGTGTTTGTGTCGGAAGCGAAACAGGCTGCGCAGACCGAGTTCCAGTTAGACGGTCGCACCTACCAGTTCCGTCCGCCTAAGAAGGCAGCCGTAATGTTGCCGGTATTGGAAAAAGGAGTGGACGGCCAGTTAGAAGCCGCTGTGGCACTGGTCGACTGGTTGGGGCGGGGACTGTCAGAGGACGACAACAAAGAGTTGCGGCGTCGCCTGTTAGACCCTGATGATCCGTTCGATCTGGAGATGCTGACTCGGATCTGTGCGGAACTGTTTCAGGAAGCGGTGGAGGTCCCTTTAGCGTCGTCGGAAGGATAGTTGGAGTGGCTCGGGCTAACTGGACGTTGATCGACGGGCAGGCAGCGATGCGAGGCGTCAACTTGTTAGACCTGCCAGTTGGCAGGTTTTTGCGTGCCGTGTGCGCTTGGGTGGAAGCGAGGATCGGACCCGAAGCGTATGCCAAGTGGGAGATGAAAACGTTCATGCCGGCCGTAGGAGAAACAGTAGCTGTGGGACCATGGTCTCAGAGTGAGCAGGCAGCCGTGTTTATGAGAGCAGCAGGCAGCGACCATGGCTAGCACCATTATTGGGACGGCCGCAATTGAGCTGTTAGCTGACGCATCGAAGTTGGAGACTGACGTCGGTGGAGTGATCGACCGTACATTGGCGAAGACGTTAGGTGTCACGAAGGCGATCACTGGTGCAGTGGTGGCGTTAGGTGGAGCTGTCGGAGCGTTAGCGTTGAAAGGTGGGATCAGTCGGGCGCTGACAATGGAGGCCGCTAACGTGCAGCTGGCCCGGATGGGTTACACGTTGGAAGAGATCGACTATCTGATTGGCACTGTTGACAAGTCTTTCGACGGAACAATTTTCACGAATCCGGAAGGGTTCCAGCTCGTGCAGCAGCTTTTGGGCACTGAGGTCGCAATGGACGAGGTAGGGGCCCGCCTGACTATGATCGCCGACTTGGCTGCTCACGCCAACGTGCCGTTGGACCAGTTAGGCGATATTTTTTTGCGGATTGAAGCGAAAGGTCGAGCCAACGCTATCGAGTTGAACCGGTTATCTCAAGCGGGAGTCGTGCTTGCACCTATCGCTGAACAGTTGGGCACCACAACTCAAGGGTTGCGTGATATGGCTGCCGCTGGAGAGCTGAACGCTGACGTGTTCATCGAAGCGGCGATGGCAACAGAACTGTATCAGGGGGCGGCGAAAGCGGCCGGTGACACTAGCAGTGGAGCGTGGAAGAATGTGATCTCTCAGACGTCCCGACTGGGAGAGCTAGTAGTGATGCCACTGTTTGGGCCTGGCGGACCGCTAGTCACGTTTTTGCAAGCGACCCGGACGGCCATTATCGAATTGCGACCGTACGCCGAAGAGTTGGGGGACGTGATCGAAACGAAGCTTGTGCCCGCTGTGGTGATGCTGACAGAGTGGGTGTCGTCGGGGGCGTTGACTGGCGGATTGGAACGGCTAGCGGACCGGTTGGGGTCTGTGTGGGCAGCTGTCACTGATCCGACAGTGGGTGTGCCGATGGCGGTTGATGCCGTAGTGACGATGATCCCGAAGATTGCTGATGCTGTGGTAGCTGGTCTGCCGGTGTTGTCGGGAGCGGGAATTAGTCTTGTCACTGCGCTTGTTGATCCGCTCGTTGAAGCGTTGCCTCAGATTGTGGGAGTGTGGCTGCAGAATCTGCCGAAGGTAGCTGCCGCTATTGTGGATGCTGCTCCGATGTTGGCAGCGGCCGCAGTGGAAACGTTCGTGGCTGTGGTCGATCAGCTAGTAGACCTGTGGCCGGACCTGGTTGACACTGTGGTGAACGACCTGATCCCTCAGTTGATCCAGTCGGTGGAAACAATGTTGCCGATGTTCGTGGATGCGTGCTCTCAGCTGCTCATGGGGCTGGTGGATGCTGCCACGACGACACTGCCTGCCCTGGTCAGTGCCATCCCTCCCCTGCTGGCCAGGGTGGCAGTAGCAGTTGTGGAACAGTTACCTGTCATTGTGGACGCCGGGTTGCGGGCGTTCACTGGTCTGGTGACAGCCCTGTTTGCTGTGCTGCCAGAACTGATACGGGTACTGCTAGTGGACGTGGTCCCTGGCGTACTGGTGGCGCTAGTTGGGGCATTACCTGAGATTGTTGACGCCGCAACTGTCGCATTCGTTGGTCTCGTGGATGCGTTGACGGAAGTCGCACCGCAGCTCGTGGAAGTGTTAATCACGGACGTTATTCCGGCGCTTGTGGTGGCGATCATTGGGGCCGCACCGGACCTGGCTGTGGCCGGAGGCCACCTGATCAGAGGGCTAATAGTTGGAATAGTCGGTGGAGTAAAAAACCTGTTGGGAGCGGTAGGAGACCTGTTAGGTCGGATTGTGACGGCGGTGAAAACGTTCGCTGCGGAGAAGATGGTTTATGCGGCGTCGCTGCTCGTGCAAGCGATGCGCCGTGGTGTCATCGAAAACGGGTGGCGGATGCTTCTAGCTGTGGGAGAGGTCGTCGGAAAGATTTTAGGAGGGTTAGCTGCCGCAGCGACAGCCATGTTTGATGCTGGGGCGAAACTGTTGACCTCACTGTGGGACGGTTTGAAGTCTGTCGGGTCGAAAGTCGTTGGGTGGGTGGACCGGAACGTGGTGCAGAAGATCCGTGGACTGTTTCCGTCGTCTCCGGCGAAGTGGGGGCCGTTCGCCGGGTCGGGTGCGCCGTTCCTGCTAGGTCAGAATCTGATGGGTATGATCGGTGACGGTATAGACCGTGCTACTCCGGGATTATTGGCGCAAGCTGAGGCAGCGATGGCAGCTGTCAGCGGTGCGGTCGGGTCGCCCGCTACGATAGGGTCTGTCCGACCGTTTGGGGCAGTGAACGTGACCATAAACTTTAGTGGCGACACGGATGCGACTAGTGCGGCTGCGGCCGGGAACATGGCAGCGGACACGATTATTAGGAGGCTGGCCGATGCGGCCGTATACGCATAGCAGAAGGAGTGAACTGTGACTGTTCACAATGTGACTGTGACGAGTGTGCTCGCAGAATCCGGAGTTTGGGCGGACGTGGGAGGCACCGTAGACACCATTCTGGACGATGCGTCAGACGCAACATACCGTTGGACTAACGACTCTGGTTACGGGGACGCCGAATGTGATTTAGAGATGAATAGTGGGGCGTTCAGCCCTGGGGATCCGAACGAACGGTTACATAGGCATCGGCTGCACGTCCGATATGGTCGGACGTCCGGTGAAGGCGCCCTATATGTGAAGGGTGTAGTCGACGGTGTGAACGCCAACCTGTTGATTAACGGCGATACTGGCGACTATTCGACCGAGTGGAAGCTGCAGTCAGCGTCAGCTGAGACACCTCGGAAAGATTTGACC